GCTACAGCCCGTAACCGCCTGAAGTGGTTTGAGAAGAACTACGGTGGCGTAGACCTCAGCAAATCGGATAGAGAGCAAATAAGCAAGAAGATACCAGACTTCTCCAAGATCAGTGAGGATGGACAAAGAGCTATCCTACTAGCAGACTGGGTAGCCCGTACTAAAGGTGATGAAGTAGGTGAACTCGCTAGAGGCGAGATGACCGATAAAGACTTCTGGTTAGATAATCACTGGGCAGGTCATAAGAATGACCAGAAAGTACGCACTAAGAAAGGCGAACAGTGGGATAGAGAGATGGTAGACTACAAGCGATTGGTAGGCGGCGTTAATTGAAGTTAGACCTCAGTATGTTGCCATGGCAATTAGAAGTCATGGATACGGATCTCCGCTTCAAAGTAGTTGCAGCGGGTAGGCGTACTGGCAAGAGCCATCTAGCCGCAGTATCTTTAGTACTGTCGGCGCTATCAGACAAGAGAGGCAAGGTCTTCTATGTCGCACCAACGCAAGGTATGGCCCGAGATATCATGTGGGATAAACTGTACGAAATTTGCGGGGAATTGATAGACACACATAATAAGAACGATCTGACACTAACTCTAACAAATGGTCAGACTATATACCTTAAGGGCGCTGATCGCCCTGACACTCTTCGGGGGGTTTCCTTGAAGCACCTTGTTCTGGACGAGTTCGCATTCATGAAGGCTGATGTATTCGATGCCATCCTTCGGCCTGCTCTTTCAGACATGAAGGGGACATGCATCTTTATAGGTACACCAGAAGGTCGTAACCATTTCTACGACAAGTACATAGACGCTAAAATAGGAGGTGATCCCCAGTGGGAAGCATGGCACTACACGAGCTATGACAACCCCTTGTTGGATAAGGGTGAAATTGACCATGCGAAGGCTACCCTGCCTCGGTGGGCTTTCCAGCAAGAATACATGGCATCCTTCGATGCACAAGGGAGTGAGCATTTTGAGGTAGACGACTTCAAGTTCTATGACGAACTAGATACGTCTATACCCGGTGATCATTACATAGCAATTGACCTTGCAGGATTTGAAGAGAAACGTGGCAGCAAGACTGCCAAGCGAGACAATTCAGCCATAGCTTGTGTGTACGTTAACGACATAGGCGATTGGCAGGTAGAGCAAATCGACTTCGGTAGGTGGACTCTAGACGAAACAGCAGAGCGTATCTTCGCCGCTGTAGAGAAGTACAGACCTATGGGCGTAGGCATCGAGAAGGGCATAGCACAGCAAGCCGTTATGCAGCCCCTTCAGGACTTGATGCGTAGAACCTCTAGGGTGTTCAGGATACAACTGCTATCGCATGGTAACCAGAAGAAGACAGACCGTATTCTCTGGGCCTTAGGTGGTAGATTTGAGAGAGGCAGTATCTCCCTCAAGCAGGATGAGAAGTGGAATGTAAACTTCGTAGACGAGGCTAGCAACTTCCCTTCTCCGTTAGTTCATGATGATTTGCTAGACGCATTAGCTTACATCGACCAGATGGTTATACTGCCGTACTCAAGTGCAGAAGATTTTGAGTCAGACTGGGAGCCGCTGGACGCTGTAAGCGGTTATTGAATGAAGGTATGTAGTGGTTGTAAAGAAGACAAATAGTTAATCTAACGTAACAAATAAGGAATTGTAATGAAAGTAATCGGTTTGATGATATTCTGTTCGCTGTCTCTTAGTGCATGGTCACAAGAGTGCTACAACTCAGATAATGAAAGGTTAGTGATCCCATCAGGTAAGAAGATTGTAGCTGTACCGAAGAGCTGGCCTGTAGAGCAGATCAAGCGAGTACAAGGTGGAGTTAAAGAGATAGAAGCAGAAGCAGAAGTAGAAACACCATCTACACCGTCTACACCTCGATACCAGACAGAGGATTGTGAGAATGGACTGTCATTAGGTGGTTACTACTACTGCCCGTAACGAGTAGCTAAGGAGAATCAAATGGCGTATAAAAGCGTAAATGATGAGATTCAAGATAGAACTATACAGATGCAGAAAAAACTATGAGTTCAGGCTTTGATGAAGATATAGAACACTCAGGTACAGATCAAGATATTGTTGACTGGGTGCAGGATCGCTCTAATGAGTGGCGTGATTTCTATGAATCCAACTACGATGACATCTTCCAAGAGTACTACCGTTTATGGCGTTGCCAGTGGGCAGAGGAAGACAAGACTCGTGACTCAGAGCGTTCTAAGCTGATTGCTCCTGCTACCCAGCAGGCTGTAGAGTCCAACGTAGCTGAGATCGAAGAAGCCTCCTTTGGTAAGACAGGGTTGCTCTTTGATGTAGAGGATGACAAGGCTGACGAAGAAAACAAGGATATGATCTTGCTTCGTGAGAACCTCTCAAGGGACTTCCAGATCGGTAGGGTACGCTCCTCAGTAGGAGAGTGCCTTATTAATGCTGCTGTGTACGGCACAGGAGTAGCTGAAGTTGTTATCGAAGAACAGGTAGTCCGTAAGCCAGCAACTCAGGACATCATGGACGGTGCCTTACAGCAGACAGGGGTGATGGCACAGACCCGCCCTATTGTCAAGCTGAACCCTATACAGCCCCACCAGTTCCTCATCGACCCTTCTGCTACATGCATCGAAGATGCTCAAGGCTGTATCGTTGAGGAGTTCGTATCCCTGCACACTGTAGAGATGCTGCAAGAATCTGGTGTATACGACTCAACTGTAACAGTAGGCGTAGCTGCCGCTGACGAAGAGATTGAGGCAGACCGTGACCTTACCGTGTCTGCTACAGACCGTGTACGCCTTACTAAGTACTACGGCCTAGTACCACGCGAAGCTCTAGTAGCCGCTGGTGTAGACGAGGATGAGATAGAAGATAGCATGTACGTAGAAGCTATCGTAGTCATGGCCAACGAAGGTCAACTACTGAAGGCTATTGCTAACCCGTACATGATGAAGGATCGTCCTTTAGTGGCTTTCCCTTGGGACGTAGTCCCCGGTAGGTTTTGGGGCCGTGGTGTCTGTGAGAAAGGGTATATGTCACAGAAGGCACTGGATGCTGAAATGCGAGCACGTATTGATGCCCTCGGCCTTACCACTCATCCTATGATGGGTGTAGACAGTACTCGTGTTCCTCGTGGTGCTACCTTTGAGGTACGCCCCGGTAAGATGTTCATGACTGCTGGGCCGCCTAATGAGATCCTTCAGCCTTTCCACTTCGGTCAGGTAGACCAGATCACCTTTGCACAGGCTGGAGCCTTGCAGGAGATGGTACAGTCAGCTACAGGTGCAGTGGATTCTGCTGGCCTAGCAGGTAGCATCAACGGAGAAGGTACAGCAGCAGGCATGTCTATGTCACTTGGCGCAATCATCAAGCGACAGAAGCGTACACTGGTGAACTTCCAAGAGAACTTTGTTATTCCGATGGTCAAGAAGGCTGCTTATCGGTACATGCAGTTCGATCCAGAGGAGTACCCAGTACAGGACTTCAAGTTCACTGTGATCTCTTCACTGGGCGTAGTAGCTCGGGAGTACGAGGTAGGCCAGCTTACCCAGCTTATCCAGAGCCTACCCCCTGAAAGTCCTGCTCACTCAGCAGTGATGAAGGCTATCATTGAGCACTTGAACGTGACTAACCGTGAAGAGATCATTGAGATCCTAGAGACTCCGCCTCAACCAGATCCAGAGGCAACAGAGCGCCAGAAACAGAAGGAACAGCTAGAGATGGGTGTCCTTCAGAGTCAAGTGCAGTTACTGCAAGCGCAGGCTGGAGAAGCACAATCCAGATCCCAGAAGAACGTAGTTGAAGCTGAACTGATGCCTAAAGAGGCTGTCATGAAGTACAGTGACATGAACAACGATGGTGAAATGGACAAGGACTTTGAGCAGAAGATGCGCTTGGCAGACCTCGACATCCGATACCGTCAGCTAGAACAGCAAGAGAAAGATAAAGATACCCACAAGAAAGAAGCTGCGGAGGCAGAGCTGATTCGTCAATTAAGTGGTCAGCCTAAGTGAACGATCTTACCCTCCTAGCTCTCCTTAAGAGGCTGCAAGACCAGATTGCCTCGGTAACGAAGCAAGTAGGCCCGAAGGGTGAGCGTGGCCCAGCAGGTAAAGACGGCACAAGCATCAAAGGAGAGAAGGGTGACCGTGGTGAGATGGGAGTTGGCCGAGATGGCCATGACGGCCCTGAAGGCTCACCGGGAATGGATGGTAAAGATGGAGTCTCCGTCACAGGAGTTGAACTCGGAGCAGACGACTCCCTCATCTTCCAGTTCTCAAACGGAGACGAAGACTCAGTAGAGCTTCCCAGTCTAGGAAAAGGTGGAGACACCTACATATCCCACGGTGGTAGCGGCAGCACATTACCGGAACAAGTCACGCCTGCAGAACTGGCAGCAGGGACAGAGACAGAGTTGCGCTCTTTCTCACCTGCGGACATTGCAGCAGCACCTATCTCTTCTCATTCCCATTCGTTTGCGAGTCTTACAAGCATACCAACGACTATCTCTGGCTATACTATCGCAGATGCATATACTAAAACAGAAATCGACACAATGAACATAGATGGAGGATACTTCTAATGGCCCAACAGGTACGCATTCCGCGCTCAACATCTACAAACACACCATCTTCTCTCGATCAAGGTGAGTTGGCATATTCAGAAGATGGATCACCTAATGGCGAGGGTGAACTGTTTATCGGAACTGCTGGAGCAACCGTAACCAAGATCACCACTACCGTAACAACAGGTACAGATGGTGTAGCAGCACAGCCTAACTCTTCCGCACAGGATAACCAAACCATCACGACTGGTACAGGTGTCTCTGGTGCAGATGGGGGCAGTACAGGGGATGTAACTGTCTCTCTGGATTACACGGGTGCTGATAACTTTGTTGATGTTGCTACGAACCAAGAAGGTTCTGCTATTGCAACCAGTGACACTATAATCTATAACGATGCCACTAGTGGTAATGTCGTTAAAGGTCTGGTATCAGACTTACCGTTCGGGTTAGGTAGTGGAGATATCTCACGAGTTGATATCACTGCTGGTATTGGTCTGACTGGCGATCTGAACACTGTATCTGGTGACCATATCCAGACTATTGACATGGACTTCACCACTCTCACCGACATGACAGGTGATGTCAGCGGTACTACTGAAGTTATCTTGAACAACGCTGGCACTGAGAGTCGTAAGGCTGTCAGCGAGATTAAGCTGAGCGAGTTCAACAACAACAGTGGGTGGGAGGCAAATGATGCAGCTACAGTTCTTACCACAGATGCTGGCTCCTCTTCATGGAACTGGATCTTAGATGAAGATGCTATGGGGTCTGACTCAGCTACCCATGTACCCACACAGCAGTCTGTAAAGGCGTATGTGGACAATGCTGTTACAGGTGGTCTGACACACAAGGGTGGGTATAACGCATCCACAAACACCCCTGCGTTGGACACAGGAACACCTTCAATCTCTATTGGTGATATGTATACTGTTACAGCAGCAGGTACGTTCTTCACTGAAGCAGTAGAGATAGGTGATGTGCTGATCTCTGATGTAGACTCCAGTGATGCAGCCTCTCTGTCTGACTGGACAGTAGTACAGAGTAACATAGGGGCTGCTAGTGAGTCAACTGCTGGCTACATCCAGATTGCTACCCAAGGGGAGACTAACACAGGTACTAATGATACCAAAACAGTAACCCCTCTTAAGATGACAACCGTATTAGATGACCTCGTGATCGACTGTGGAACCTTTTAATGCCGAACAAAGTCTATATCAAGACAGGATTGGAAGCATCTCGCTCTGGAGTTACACCTGAGACAGGTGAGTTATTGTGGACAACAGATGACCATGAGTTGTTTGTTGGTGATGGGTCTACAGCGGGAGGGATATCTTTATCCTACTCCCCTACATCACATACCCATACAGACTACCTATTAAATACCACAGACTCGCTTACTGGTAACCTAGATGTTACAGGTAAGATGGCAATAGGTACGTCTATACACGGAACCTATGCACTAGCGATAAATGGGACTATAGAAGCAGGACAGACTGGTGGCGGCCTACGGTTAGGCAACTCGGGTAATAACGGGATGATCCAATCCATAAATACCTCAAGCTCTTATGTCCCTCTGTATATACAAGCTGGTTCTTCATTCCTTACATCGGTAGACGGTGATAATGCTATTGGGGCCACAGCAGGGGGGAGTGTTGATCTATACTATGATGGAGTAAAAGTCGCTACCACAACAGCCGATGGGATAGATACTGATCAGATAGATTACACCACAACTCTAACACTAAGTGATGGCACTGCTAACCTGAAGATAGAAGGCAGAACTATTACTGGTGAGTTGGAAGCTGGTGGTAGTGAGGCACCTTTCATAGGACAGTCTCTTACCCAAGGTTTCACATACGGTGCTTTCGGTAACTCTCTACACATTGCATATGACGAGGATGCAGATACTGAATCAGGCGCAGGTTATATAGCTGAGTCAATGACACACAAAGCCATATCAGGTGACTTTAAGTGGACGGTCGATGCTAATGTAGAGGTAGGTAGGCTCACTCAAGATGGTTATCTTGACAATGGTTTTAAGCGGCCCGTAGCTCACCTCAGGCAAGTCGCCAACCAGAACTTAGGAGGGGTAAACGGGACTAACAATCAAGTAAAGTGGGATAAGACTCCTGACCGTATAGATACTGACTACTATACACACAGCACATCAACTAACCCTAGCCGATGTACTGTTGTTGAAGCTGGCAGGTATCAAATCACAGGTCATATAGGTCTGAACCCTTCAGGGTCTGGACGAACTACTCTGGTTATGAGGGTCAGGATAGACGGCTCTAATACACATGCAGGAGCCGCAAGGGGATATCACAGAGGTAGTAATTATGGTGACTTCAGTGTTCATCTGGATACCGAAAGAGAGCTAACTGCTGGTCAGTATATTGAGATGGATGTCGAGGTAGACGATTCAGACGGTACATATACAACTGACACTTGGAAGGATGAGTGTGAGTTAATCATAAGGAAGGTAGAGTAATGGCGAGAACTAGAACAACCCCAGTTGTAACAAGGTCTATTGTAACAGATACTGTCGAACGCTTTGGCTTAGTCATAGACCGCAGGCAAGATGGGTCTATTATCAACAGGAATGTCAGGCTTACTTACCAGATCGCTAACCGTGATGATGCAGGAGAGCCTGTGAACTATATAACCGAACGGCTACGTTTCAGTGATGTTGGTGCGAACACACGAAAAACCCTCAGAGATTTACATGATGCTATCTTGGCTCACGCTGAAGCCCAAGGGCACATTGGTGCTGGCACAGATGACGATGAATTGGTGTAACTGATGTCTGAATGGACTAAGCAAGTATGGGATATCTATGACGAGAGTCAAGATTGACGAGCTGATGGGGCCTTAATGTGAAAGTTAATATCTGGTTAGGAGAACCTTAAATGGCACTAGTTAAAGCACACGAAGTACAGAAAGAACTGTACTCAGCGGTAGAGCAGATAAACAAGATCCTTAAAAGCATAACGGATCGGATTGACGTTTTAGAGAATCCTCCAAAACAGGTGACTAAAACAAGGGCTAAGAAATGAGTGAAGACTATACAGCGTATTATGAATCATTAGTTGACCTGTTTGCTAGTACTGGATGGCATGCTTTCGTAGAGGACATGCAGGCAGGAGCAGACCAGATTAAATTGGAGAACTGCAATTCAACGGAAGAATTCTGGAAAGCTAAGGGTGCTTATGAAGTATTCAACAGAATGCTTGGCTATGAGGATTTCATCAGGCAGGGCTTTGAGGAATACGAAAATGCTTAGACTGTATGATTTTAGATGTACAGAATCTAATAGAGTTTATGAACGTATGGTGCAGCATGAGGTTCGGATGGTCGAATGCGAATGTGGCGCACCTGCTAAAAGAATGATATCGCCAATACGGTGCAAGCTTGACCACACCTTCCCCGGTGAGGGGATGAAGTGGGAGAAAATGCACGAGAGAGAGGCGAAAAAAGGTAAGGATAAAGGCTAGCCAGCCCCCCTTATCATTTCCATAATACCCAAAGGGTACGGAGAACTACAATGGCAACACTGATTGACCCTGAGCAGGCAACTGATCAAGAGCACGAAGGCGCAGTAGATAATTCTAAGACTGATACACGGGAGGAGCTGTTCGATGAGGTTCCTCTTACAGACGAAGAAGTAGAAGCAACGCCTGAGGTTACTTCCGAGGATACCGAAGAAGATGATCTCCCTGAAAAGTACAAGGGTAAGACTAGGGCAGAGATTGCCCGAATGCACACCGAAGCCGAAAAAGCAATTGGACGGCAGTCCAGCGAAGTCGGAGAACTACGAGCAGCATTCGATGAGTTCGTCACCTCATCTGTCAAGGCAAAAGACGAGCCTAAGGTAGAAGAAGATGTTGATTTCTTCATTGATCCTGAAGCAGCAGTAAAAAGAGCGATTGACAACCATCCGAAGCTGAAACAAGCCGAGGCTGTTACTGCCGAAATGCAGAAGCGACAATCACTCGCTAGACTAAAGACTGACTTCCCTGATATGGAGAAGACGTTGGCTGAACCTGCTTTTGCTGAGTGGGTGAAGGCTTCGCCAGTCCGAGTACGTTTGTATCAAAACGCTGATAAGACTTACGACTACGACAGTGCCGCTGAGTTATTTAATAACTGGGCAGAGCGCGCTAACATAGTTGAACAGACTAAGGTGACAGAGAAACAAGCGCAGTCTAACGAGGTTAGAAAAGCATCTACAGGCAACACCCGCTCTAACCCTGATGCTAGGCGTACTAAGAAGGTCTATCGGCGTTCTGATATAATCCGTATGATGCGTACTGATCCTGAGCGTTATGCTAGCATGGAAGAAGAGATCCAACTAGCTTACTTGGAGAAGCGTGTCAAATAGGGCAATTAAGCCCGAACCCTTAATAAGGAATTAGTAAAATGGCAGCATTTAATAACGTCCCTAGTGTAACTAACACTACGGCAGCAGTATTCATCCCCGAACTTTGGAGTGATGAAGTAATCGCGGCTTACGAGAAATCCCTCGTAATGGCTCCGCTTGTACGTAACCTGAGCATGGAAGGAAAGAAGGGTGATACCATCCACATTCCTAAGCCTGTTCGTGGTTCAGCCAATGCAAAGACTGCTGAAGCGCAAGTCACTCTGCAAGCTAACACTCACACCGAGTTGGTAGTTGCAATCGACAAGCACTTTGAGTACTCTAACCACATTGAAGATATTACTGCTACTCAGGCGCTTGCGTCTCTGCGTCAGTTCTACACTTCTGATGCTGGTTACGCTCTGGCACTCCAGAAGGACAGTGATCTGTTCGATCTCACCAAGTCTATCGGTAACGGTACTGGTGCAGACAACCAAACTGATCAGTCTTTCACTGACACTGCTGGTGTTCTGTCTGCTTACGTTACTGGCGTAGGCTCTGACTTCACCGATGCAGGTTTCCGTAACCTCATTCAGAAAATGGATGACGCGGATACCCCCATGGATGGACGTAAGTTTGTTATCGCACCTCAGGTACGTAACAAGATTATGGGCATTGATCGTTACGTATCTTCTGACTTCGTGAATGGTCGTGGTGTTGTAAACGGTAAGATCGGTGAGCTGTACGGCATCGACATCTACGTTTCTACCAACGTCCCCACTGAGTCAGGCGCACGTGGCAACGTGTTGTTCCACTCTGACACCTTCCTCTGTGTAAACCAGAAGGGTGTTCGTTCTCAGACTCAGTACCAGCAGGAGTACTTGGCAACTCTGTACACCGCTGATACTCTGTACGGTACTTCAATCTACCGTCCTGAGTCTGGTTTCACTCTCTGGACTGAGTAAGTCCTACTCGTACTGCCCCTTCGGGGGCGGTACACCTTATTGCTGTGTTTTATAACTTATTATAGAACAGATTAATACGGTGTAACTAACAGGAACCTTTTATGATTACGTACAATATCACAACTAACTTCGGAGCTAAAGATACTCTACCTGCTGCTGATCCTGACAAGGTAGTTCAAGGAGCAGAGCATACTACAGAGTACGAATCTATTAAGGCGGCCTTTGCCTTAGCTGCTCCTACATCAAACCCTGTCTTTACAGGGACGGTCACTGCTGCCAATGTCACTGCCACAGGGACAGTTACCTTCGCAGGTGCGACTGTTGATGATGGCGGTTCTGTCACCACTGTTGATATCAACGGCGGTACGATTGATGGCGCTGTGATAGGCGGGTCTACCCCTGCTGCTGGCACATTCACCACCTTATCTGCTACCGATGGTGCGTTCACTACCCTATCTGCCGATGATGGCACATTCACTTCTCTAACAGCGTCCACCTTTGTTGGCATTCCTACTGCTGACCTGACAACATCAGGCTTGGTAGAGCTTGCCACAGTTGCAGAAACAAACGCAGGAACTGATGCCACTCGCTCAGTTACCCCTGACGGACTGGATGGGTGGACAGGTTCTGCACAGATTACCACTCTTGGTACGATTACCTCTCTCACTGCCACCACTGCTGACATTAACGGAGGCACTGTAGATGCCGTTGTGGGTAGTAACACCCCAGCAGCAGGTGACTTCACTGTTCTCACAGCCACACAGGTTAATGAGACTGCTGCGGCTATCTCTGCTTCGGTTATTAATTGCGCTTTAGGGAATGTTCAACACAAGACGCTATCATCTAACACCACGTTCACCTTTAGCAATGTACCATCTACAGGTAATGCCTTTGGGTTGACGCTTGTTATTACACAAGGGGGTAGTGCTTACACGATTACATGGCCTGCCGCTGTTAAGTGGGACGGAGGCTCTGCGCCTTCTGTTCCTGCTGCTACCGATGTTGCGATATACACAATGTTTACCTATGACGGTGGGACAACGTGGTATGGCTTCCAAGCCGGGAGTGATATGTCGTGAGCATAGCTCGCAAAGTAATGGCCATCTCTGGCCCTGCCATTGAGTTGATGGACACGGTAACAGGAACAGGTGACGCGGGTTTTACTTTAGACATATCTGGTGCTGTCTTCGATACCGGGGATATTGGTGTCATGTGGATAGTCGCTGACACTAATGGCACGATACAAGTGGCCGACTGGACACGAATCAAGGCAACCCCTCCCGGCAGTGATAACTCTGGTTGCCTCTGGGTGAGGACGATGGATAGTGGAGATACTTCTATTGTCTCCACCAACGGCGAGAGGAGCAATTCAGCAGTCGTAACTTTTTGGCGAGGTTGTGTAGAGCCGACAAGTGGCGACTCGACCTCTAACTATGACCAAGGCAACGCACCAAATCCACCGCCAGCTTCGGGCAGCGTTGGTAGGAGGGATTTCGTTGTGTCGTGCGGTGGCGAGATGGGCGAGGGTGCCGACATAACCGGAGCACCATCTGGATATACTCTGGCAGGCACGGTGAAAAGGGCCGACTTCGATTGGGAGAGTAGCGGGGCTATCGCCTATGCAACAAGGCTCACTGGAATCCCCGACCCCGGCGTATTCACAGGGACTGTTTCGGGTGACAATATAGCTAACACTCTCATTTTGACACCCGCATAAATGTACGTTCAATCAACAGGTGCTTAATGCCATTAGAAACTGACAAACAAGGCGGGCTTAATGTCTAGATATAAGGAAAAGGTTACAGAGGTAACCAGAACAGAAACAACATACTACCGTCCAGCTAAGGTAACCTTCTTTACTCCTGAAGATCATGAAGTTCTTGTGGAGGTACAAGAGGCTGTTATCAAAAGGCAGAACGGAGAGTTCGTAGATGCTAACTTCTCTCGTACGCTAAGTGCCAAGATGACTGCTGAGAACATGAATGACACGTTTGAAGTAACCTCTAGGCAAGGGAAATCTCAAGGGGTTATCTCCTATAAGCAGTTGTTCTTTGCAGTCGAATCTTTCTACAAGCACCTAGCGGAATTAGAAGATGAGTAGTAAATCGAAGAATGGATCTACCGCAGCAGTATTGACCTTAGAGTTGGAGTACACCTAAGATGGCGACAGAGGCAAACCCCGAGTACTTCGGCGCTACACTAATAGACAAGCGGCTCACCCAAAATGACTTTTGGGGCGAGGGTAGTGACTACTCCGGGATGAACATCAACCAAGAGGCGCGTCTGCGGTACGGCGATGGGTACGATGCCCTTACGAACGGGGAGAAGAAGGGACTTCGTAAGGATGTTCGTGAAGGGCGCTTAAAGGAGTACAACAATAGGCAATTCGGGGATGGGCCTCAAGAAGGAGAAACCCTCTCGGAGTACATGACCCGTACGAAGGCCATTACGGACGCGCAGGGAGGTCATCGGACGGCAGGTCAGTTTTCGGGTGGCGGTGGAAGACACGCGCAGTCGAAAGGTGGTCAGGTGGCCAAGGCTATCGACAGGGTGCAGGCCACACAGACGGCTGATGCCCATAAGGCTGCTGAGGCTGCTGGTGTCCCACTAGTCAAGGTAGAGAACGGTGAAGTAAAAGTCCTCAATACGGGCTACGGGGGACACCCTGGCATTCAGGCAAAGCAGCTCGGAATGGAGTCCCCCACAGGACACTTTGAGTACAAAGGGGATGCCGAGATTGGGGAGTACAACACCCTACAGGCCCAGTTGCGGGACGATCCCACAGGCTTAGCTCGTGTCCTGACGGAGGGTGGCCCCCTCCTTGCCGCAGCAGTGGTGGGCTTAGCAACAGGAGGTGCTGCGCTCGGTGCTCTTGCTCCGGGAGCTACAGCGGCCACTGCGGGTGCGGGAGCACTTGCCGGAAGTGGCGCTGCGGCGGCTTTAGGCTCCACGGCAGCACAGCAGTGGATGGCGCAGGATTTTGACGCTGAGGGGCTTCTTAAGGCTGGTGCAACGGGTGCCTTATCTGGAGGGGTTTTAAGTAAGGTTCCCGGATTTGGTAGCGTATACGCTGACGATTCTGTAATCGGTTCCCTAACACGCCACACTACTAACGATGCCGTATCACAGGCTATCAACGATGGTAGCCTAGACATTGAAGACGCTATCAAGGCGGGCCTATTAGGGACAGGTGCAGATATTGTCGTAGACGCATTTGGTGACACAAAGCAGACGAATGACAATAACCTAGAGGTTGATCGGGATAAGATTGACGGTGATGATATAATACCTGACGACATACGGCGTATAGGCAACACCACAGACCTGCACGGTATTCTCGGTAAAGAAGGGCTACTAAGTAAAATAGGTCTTAATCCTGAGAATGTAGGTTCTCTTTTTACTGAAGATGGGTACTTAAGAACAGACTACCTAGGCGATGCGCTCGACTTTATAGGTATGGGTGGTCGTCCTATGGTCAATGTTGATCAGGAGTCAGGTAGACTTAGAGAAGAGCAAGGCGAAAACAAGAGGCTCTACCTTGAAGAGAAAGCAAGACTAGACCAGCAACTAGCTGATGGAGACATTACTCTACCGGAGTATCGGAAGTTAATTACACACCAAAACAACGTACGCTCTACCGAGTGGGATAGGATTCAACAGAACTACTACGACAACACAGCGCCGTACGACCCGCGTTTTCTTGCCCCCTTCACACCTAAGGGGGAGTCCATATACTCTGGGATACACGAGAGGAATCCAATAGCCAACCTATCATCCTATTCAGGATTGTTTTCAGGAGAAGGTAACGCCCCAGCAGCTACATCAAAGCCTACTTGGGTTTCTCCAGAAGAACAAGATGGAGACATGACACCTGTAGACGACTCAGCCTTCCGAGAATACATGGATAGGAACCCTACTGCGTCTATAGATGACACGGTTTACGCAGAAGCTCCAGTAGAAACAGAAGAGGTAGATATTAACGAAGACACTACCTATGACGACACATTGGCTACTGACAAGTCTGATTGGGGTTACTACTGGAACTCAGATGGCGAGTACGTCAGAGGTGAGGTTCCTACTGAGTACTACAGAGATGGTTACGGCGACATGCATGAAGGTAAAGACCTTAATGCTGTAGAGGATGGTTACCGTAGCGAACTGACCTTAGGAGGTTACGATACTTTACCTACTGATGATACCTACTTACCTCCTAGTGATGGGGCTTTCGAGGATAGTGACTATCCTACATATAGAACTGAACAGGGTACAAGCACCACGGTAATACCTACAGGCACAGCCTCTTCAAGTGTGTTACCGGGAGAAGGTGCTGGAATACCTAATGCAGCCCCTACAGAGGCTGAGTGGACTGAGCTATTCCCGTACACTAAGCTAACAAGGCTACAGAAGAAGAACCTGTTACCACACGTTAATTACATAAGGAGCATTAAGTGACATATTTAGAAATAGTTAACGAGGTGTTAGCTCGATTACGTCAGGATGCTATCACTACTGTAGTGTCCCAAGATGACGAATCGGCTAAGATGGTGATTGCTCTCGTTAATGACGCAAAGACTAAAGTAGAGAATGCTTGGAACTGGAACGTACTACGTACTGAATGGGTTATTCCTACAGTCCAGAGTACAAAGACGTATGCTCTTACAGGCTCAGATACTTATGTTCGGCTGGACTACGTTACAGAGGATAACCAAGGGTACTTCCTGAATCAATCCTCCCCTCGTGACCTTAAACGTAAACACCAAGGTGGAGTAGCAGAGGCATTCCCTTTGCTGTACGCTATCAACGGGACTAACGCTTCAAGGGAGATCCAGATAGAACTCTGGCCTACTCCTTCTGTTGCAGGTCAGTTAACAGTAGAGGGGTTCCAGAACCAAGTAGCCCTGTCCGGTGACGATGATGTACTCCTAGTGCCTCACCTTCCTGTGGTCTACGAAGCCTTAGCTATGGCTGCTCGTGAGCGTGGCGAGGTAGGTGGTCAGACTGCACTGGAGATATTTGGTGTAGCTAAGAAATACCTTGAGGATGCAGTAGCTCTAGACTCTGCCCTTAGTCCTCTTGAGAACGTCTGGTATGAAGTCTAATGGCTCAACAACAAGTTAATGTAAGTATCGACTCAGTAGGCTTTAATGGCCTTAATACTGAAGACTCTCCTATAACCCAAGACTATTCTTTTGCTGCCGTAGCTGACAATGCAGTGATAGATCAGTATGGTCGAATAGGCGCTAGAAAGGCATTCGATAACGACACTACTAACTTCCCCACTTTAGCTACCATTCCCGGTGCTACAACTCATGTCTTAGAACTAGATGTTATCGAGAATGGTAATATCAATGGATCACCTAGTATAATCTGTACAGGTAGGAACGTAGGGTATGATGCAGGGGGTGTCTACGTAGACCAAGATTACTACATCTTCAAGAGGGACGGAGGTACACTTACAAGTATCTCCTATCCTGCTATGTCAGATGACTCAGCCTTACAGACCTGCCAGATAGTCCCTACTGATGACAGGTACTACATACTGGCTGAAGGTAATGAGGTAATGATCTGGGACGGGACTGCTATTACTTTGATCAGTGCTGAGGCAGGGTACTACGGTATCCAGAACATACCAGCAGGAGCGCAGGTTCCGCCTGAGTTCAACACAGGTCTTGCTGCTTATGGTCGTATATGGGGAGTAGGTCACAACTCAGAACAGAATGTAATCTATTACTCAGACCTCCTCGTAGGTGCCAGTAACTACACTGTAGACGGACTCGACCCACTCAGTACAGCAGGTAAGATCAACGTACTAGAGAGCTGGCCTAACGGCAGGGACGAGATCATAGGTCTAGCTGCACACAACAACCGTCTGATCGTATTTGGCAGACAGAATATACTGGTGTATAATAGTGGTTACGGTGATCCTGCTGATCCTGCTTCTGGATTTACTCTTGAAGATACGATTTCCAATGTTGGGTGCGTCTCTCGTGATGCGATTGTTAATATTGGTAGTGACGTTATCTTTGTTGACGATAGTGGGGTTCGTTCACTGGGTAGAACAATACAAGAACGCTCTAGCCCTATGGGTAACCTCACTAACAAAGTAAGAGGCGATATCACTCGGTTGATAGCCCAGACTATAGATAACGCCAGTATTAAGATCGTGTACGATGCCTCTCAGTCTTTTGTTATAGCACTGTTCACAGAGCAGGAACTGGCGTACTGTCTGGACATGAAGAGTTACCTAACAGGTGGGTTGGCTAAAATTACTCGCTGGACTGATTGCTACTACAGAGATATGGCTTTTGTGGAAGGTGCTACTGTCCCTGTACTATTGTTCACTGGGAAGAACGACTTAGGAATAATCAAGTACAACGGGTATTCTGGGGCTACAGGGGACGACTACATCTTCAAGTATTACAGCAACCAGCTTAACTTCGGTGAGCCTACCAAGACTAAGTTCATTAAACAGATAGACTACACTATCATCTCCTCTTTACTGACAGGTGATGCTTTTGCTAAGTGGGGTTATAACACTGTTAGTACGTTTAAGTCTAAGCACTTGACCCTACTAGCTAACCCTGCATCGTACTGGGGGGAAGCTGAGTACAATGTAGGCTTATACGGCGAATCAGATTTATTTATAAAACGTTATAGAGTTAACACCTCTGGATCAGGAGAGTCTGTAAAGATAGGACTGGAAGTCACTATTAACGGCAACGGTGTTTCGCTCCAAGAAATTGATGTACAAACCCTCATAGGAAGGATAATATAATGGCAGATAAACCGGGACTCTTTGAAAGCCTCTTACCGGGAGCTTTAACCGCTGGAGCAGGCGTAAGCATGGCTAGCGACATAACTAAATCTGGCGCTGACATGAATGATCAGCTACAGGCTATGGCAGATCAGGCTAGAGCGGAATCTGCATTCACTGGGTACGGAGTCAAGACAGGGCTAGCTGATAGCACTGTAGCTGCTGATGGGAGTATCAACCTTGGAGTAGGAGGTGGTGACTGGGGTAGACCTGACTACCAGACAGGCCAAGGCACCATGGCTAACGCTTCTAATATGATGGGCGGAGGTATGGCAGGACTGCCAGATGCTCAGCAGACCGCTCTGGGAGCCTCTGAGGGCATGATGGGTAGGAGCATGCAGGATAACGCAGCTAGAGAACAAGAGATATACTCCCGTATGATGGCAGCACAGCAGCCCGGTATGGACAGAGCTAGGGCTGGTATGGAGTCCAGAGCGTTTGCTCAAGGTCGTGGGGGTATCTCAGGAAGCCAGTACGGAGGCTCAGGCGAGCAGTTTGCTCAGTCTAGGGCAGAGGCAGAAGCACGTAACTCAGCCATGCTAGGGGCTATGAACCAGTCTCAGCAGGAGATGATGAACCAAGGTGCTCTGGCTAGCCAGTACGGTAATTTGGCACAAGGGTACTCAGGTCTGCAAGGCAGCCTAGGTAGCCAGATGGGTCAGCTTGGTAACATGCAAGCAGGTCAAGGCTTACAAGGCTATCAGGCTAGCTTCATGCCTATGCAGAACCAACTGCAAGCCATGCAAATGGGTGCTACTAACGCTGATATGGCCCAGACTGGCCAGCTCACAGGCGCTAACCTTGGTAGTCAGCTTGATCTTGGCGGTGCTCAGATCGACCTTAACTCTCAGAAGGCAGCCTCAGAACTGTACGGTAATATGTTCGGAGCTATGACTACCCCTCTCGCAGGGTTGGGAGGGATGATGGATGATGCAGGTGCAGGTCAGTGGGTCACTAACAAACTCAAGGATATATTTAATACTTAAGGGGTAAGTAATGGCAGGATCAGCAATTAATCTGGGCGGTATGCTCAGTCAAATGGCTAACGCCATGGGTACAACTGGCTCCAATATAGGTGGCAACATGTTCAACCCTATGCTTGAGATGCAGAAGGAAGAACGAGACAGAAGGGAAAAGGAAAGACTGAAGGCAGAGACTCTTGCTACGAACCAAGAGAATGCTCGTCTGTTGTCTGCGCCTATGATGCAGGCCCAAAGAGCTATCAATGGTGACGATGCAAGGTTACTAGGTCAAGCAGCTAAAAATATGCAGGCTGCTGCCATCAAGACAGGTAAGATGGAAGGCGTTACCAGTGCAGCAGCTATGCAAGGCAAGGTAGCCGAAGTACGTACCAAGGGTGCTCTGAAAGGGGTTCTGGATATCAATAAAGCACTAGCAGGTACTGTAGACCCCCGTGCTGTAGAGGTACTCAAAGCCCGAAGAGAAGAACTTATGGCTGTTGACGGTGTATCAGAGGCTATGACCAAGATCACTGACGCTACTGATAAGGCCGCTGATGAGACTATAAAACGTAAGCTAGAGGTTAAGTCTGCTGAAGACAAGCAGAGGATCAATGAGCATAATCAAAAGGTAGATACACTGACTGCTGGTGTTGTCGGAGGTCTTGATATTTCTAAGGTGCCTGACGAGTACAGGGTAGATGTTCAGGCGGCTATAACGAGTTATAACGAGAACTTGGAGAAAGAATCAGAGATTAACGCTAAGAACATACCTCTGGCAGATGACGTAAAGAAATGGGCTAAGAACAGTGACAATCCTGTAGTACAGGATGCCATAAAGAAGATAGAGAACGGAGCACCTGAAGGCACTGTATCTGCTTATCGTAAAATGATCAGTACTGCATGGAAGGCAGACCACGACTACAGAACAGACCGTAAGCGTGAGAACGAGGAAGCTCTTGGTAAAGCCAGTGCCAACCGTAGAGTAGAGGAGACTCTTAAGCACTCTGCTACTAACTGGGGTATGGGAGAAGATGTGCTTGAAGCCATGTCCAGCGTAGATATAGAGGATAGAGAGGATAGTCCTTTATGGATAGAAGCTAGGGCTATAGTAGAGGCTAACCCTGAGATATCAAGCCGTGAACTAGCCAAGACGTTAGTTAATAACTTCGCTGAGTCCTATGATACAGAGAAGGCGAATGCTGTGTTTAAGGATCAAGAAACTATGTCTGCACTGTACAGAGAGTACGCAGCAGAGAATCCAGATGTTCCAGAAGATGTGGTGCGCCAGCGCGTAGATAACATAGTTCAAGAGCGCCTTGCTTCCAAGGCTATTAAGGGAGGTAATATTAATTGAGTTTTGAAGACTCACTTGCTGAATTCGTTAACCTTGAGGTTGAAAAGGAAAGTCCTGAGGTTATCTCGTCTGCTTTCGATAAACATTTATCGGAAGTGGTTGAGGGTAAGCAAGATATCGTAGAAGCCCTTGAGCGTAAAGCTGTCAAGGGTGCTACCTTTGGTTTCTCTGAACTGCTAGGTACTGTAGTTGAAGCTGAGCTTAATGGCGAAGACATAGACATAACTAAGTGGAAGCGTGACCAGAAGGACAAGAAACTAGAGACTCTGTACCCCGGCATGGCAATGGGTGCTGAGATCCTTGGTAGTTTGCCTACTTCAGCGGCCTTCTTTACAGGGTTGAAGAACAGAGGTATGAGCACAACTATGGCAGGCGCTATAGAGGGTGGTTTGTACGGTACTATCTCTGAAGGCCCAGTCGAGGGCGCTATAGGTGCTGCTGCTGGTGGTGCGTTAGGAAGGATAGCCCAGCACTTTGAGGCACCTACTACACCTAGTTTATCATCAGGGGGTAGAGAAGGGGGTATCATAGTAGCTGTAGAGGATGCCATAGCTGATGTACGTGCAGGGTTACGTCCTGCTGAAGACCTTGATGCTTTCGCAGCCTCTGGTGCAGCGACTGATGATGATATCTCTAAGATGGTATTTGATTGGGCAGAGCGTGAGCATATCAAAGGTAATCGTCACCTGATGGAAGCTGCCGAAGACGTAGAAGCTACCCGACTCCGTGAGCTAGGCAGAGGCAGTATAGAGGATTACGCAGAACACACCTTAGATACACCTCCTGTTATTGGTATATCTCCTGTTACTATCGGCAAGACCGTACAACACTTTACTGAGCTAGTACCCGATAACCAACGTGATGCCTTAGCTGAACAGATATTAAGAGTAGTCAGGAAGAAAGGAGGGTTACGTTTCACTGAAGATGTAGCTGAGCTAGCCAAGGCAGACAAGGTACTCAAGACTCCCGGCGCTTCTAAGTTAAAGAGCAAGAACAGCCTGAATCACTGGTATCGTAGGAACTTCCTACCTATTTCTGAGAACATACGCTCACTCATAGACCCTAAGGTAGCAGCTTACTGGGAGAGAGCAGTTGAGCGTACTGTCAGAGTTAACGCCAACTACACTGACAACTACATGAACCCTATGAAGGGAGCTGTGGAGTTCGTCAACAACAACGAGGCAGCTAAACGGTTACTGCTGGACATGTGGCACAGTCCTGAGAACCTTGATAAGTTCAGGAAGATGCTCCCAGAGGCAGACCGGAAAGCGTTTGATAACTGGTGGGGCTACTCCAAGCAGCGCAACGAAGCTGCCATGAAGAGGCTGTTCCAATCTCAAGAGAAGAAAGACAAAACATGGACTCCTGTAGAAGGATGGGATGAGAACTTCATACACACTACTCATCGTGTAGGGCGTGAAGATGAAGTAATGACCGGGGGTAGTTCGTTCAGGGCAGGTAGCCAGAAAGAACCCGCTCTACGTACCCGCTCACGTAAGCTCACTAAGGACATGGATCAGGAAACTCTTGACGCTTACGAGAACCCGCTCCTTAGCCACAGCAAGTACGTATCAGACCAAGAGCAGCTACTCCAGATAGGTGAACGGTTCGGGCTACGTCCCTCTCTAGCCATGCATGGAGGTAGTTCTCAGTTCTTCAAAGAGATGGAACGTAGACTCCTTAGTGATGGCTTCGATGAAGCTAGAGCACACGCTGCCGCTAGTGCCATGCATGAGGCTTATATGGGGGCTAAGAGGGCTCCTCCTGCTCCTGTACGGGCTTTTATGAACCTAGCCTATGCCGGGACATTAGCTCAGTTTAAAACCGCTGTATTGAACCTGCATGACTTACCAGTGTCCATGGTGAACAACGGTGCTCTCCCTACTATGAAGGGGGTATTCGATTCCATGGAGGGTGAGTTCGGTAAGACAGTCCGTGGCTTCCTTGGTAATCAGAACACTGGCGAGTTCATTCAGAACCATGATATGTTCCTGTCCAACCCTAGCTTATTAGATAAGTTCAGTGCTGGCTCTAAGAAGTTTTCTGATGGTGCCATGTTAGTATCTGGTTTCCGTAATATGGACGAGGTAGGCAAAGGTGGAGTACTCCGTGGCGCTGTTAACCTAGCCCGTGACTCTGCCCGTGACGGTACGCTTAAACAGAAGTTCACCCAGTTGTTTGATGATCGTGAACTAGATATGATACAACCTTGGCTAGCCTCTGGTAAGCCTGTTAAGGAATTCCCTGAGCCTATTAGGGCGCTAGTAGAGGATCTGGCATTTGCTCGGTTAGGTGAGCAGCAGTTGATCTCTATTGCTGGTAGGCCTATGGGGTACGTGAAGCATGAGCTACTACGCCCTGCTTATGCTATGACAGGTTTTGCTATCAAGCAACAAGCCCTTCTCCGCAAGAACGTACTGGAAGCAGCTATGGAGGGTAGGCCGAAGGAAGCAGCAGCCTATGCCGCTAAGTATGTCCTGTATGCAGGGTTAGGCTATGGTATGATCAATGAACTACGTAATGCAGCCTTCAAAGGTGATGACTTTGAAATACAAGATGTATTCATGGGTACAGTAGATCAGGTAGCAGCAGCCATGACACTGAACAGACTAGGAGATGACTTCTCTAGGACTATGTTTATGGATAACCCTGTAGAGTTCCTGATGGCATCCTTCCTACCTCCCGGTGGGTATGGTGCAGCGGTAGCTCAAGGTCTTGTAGGTGACTTCGAGCCAATGATATACCGTATGCCAGCTATAGGCGACCCAATCAAAATGATGTTCAAGAAAGCAGAAGAGGCTGAAGACTAATGGCTACTACTAAAGAAGCTAAGGCGGCGTACCAGAAGAAGTACAACGCCACAGCAAAGGCTAAAAAGAAACGAGCAGCAGACAACAAAGCTCGGAAAGCCCTCGGCCTTAAAAAGGGGGACAAACGGGACGCATCACGGCAGAAAGGAGGGGGTTTCAAGGCAGAGGATCGTTCCACCAATCGGAGTCGTGGAGGCAAAGTAGGGAATAGGGCAGGAAAAGCGGCGGGAGGTAGGAAGTCTAGGCCACCGGGTAAAAGGAAATGAGTTTAGGTGATAACACAATACACTACGATACACGATTAAACCATGTAGAGCAAGACCTTGCTGGCCTACGAGGGATAGTCGAGACTAACCAACGTGCTACTATTGACCGTATTGATCGCTTGACTAACGCAGTTGAGGGGATTAAGGAGTATGATCAGTCGTCTGGATGGGATACCAAGGATGTATTAAGTCTGGTAGGTAAGACTTTTCTGGGACTAGCTGCTGTTATTGTCTCTCTTATGTACGGAGGTGCTCAGTATATCAACAGCGAGATTGACAACGGTACAGCAGAGATACATAACCTACAGCGAAAGATTGAACACTTTGATGAATTAGCTCATAAGCGGGATGATATTATTATGGGGTTAGTAGCTCAGGCATCAGCTTCGGAAGTCAGTCGTAAGGCTATAGGTGACTATGCTAAAGAGACTAGGGAAGCACTAGGGAAATGATTAAGTACCTACTTATAGTGTACTTGACTACAGGGCCATTAGTGGTTGGTGATACCGCTAACGAGTCAGCTTGTATAGCTTGGGAACAGTACTCAGTCTGGAACAAATGCGTAAGACTTATAGACTTATAACGGAGTTATAGAATGATTGGACAGTTCAAAGTGCTTGATCTCATAGCTAGCATATTCAAGCCAGCCGCTGAGCTTATTGACGAGGTGCACACCTCCAGAGATGAGAAGAACCAGCATAAGGAGAGACTGCTAGAGGTACAGGCAGCATGTATGCAGGTGGTGTTCGATTATGAGCTTCAGGCGCTCAAGGGCCAACAGGATATTATAGCAGCCGAGGCCAAGAGTGACCACTGGATTGTGGCATCTTGGCGGCCTATTACTATGCTTACGTTTTTAACCCTAGCGGTAGGGGACTCTCTAGGGTTCTTAGCCACCCCATTGCGGGATGAAGCATGGATGCTCCTGCAACTAGGACTTGGGGGGTACGTAGTTGGCAGGAGTGGGGAAAAGATTGCTGGTATTATTAAGAAGTAGACCTCCAGTTATTGAACTTATCGGCTAGAAAGTACGCCCGTTCGTAAATCCTACCTTCAAAGAATCTACGGATAATATAGACCCTTGTAAGTCCAAGTACAGTAAATATAACAGTGATCCCAAGATGACTGCTGTAAGCATACGGTATGTCATACAATGCTCCTACGAAAGGCCAAGCTACAAGGGATACACAAAAACCTATCCCTACGGTCATGAAAGTCTCAATAAGAGACACTAGTTTAGTTTGTTTCATACTTCCTCCGCTATCTTTAGCCTACAGCCCATTACTATATTTAGTTCATGGCCTACCTGCTCAGTAAGCAAGGCAAAGGCTTTCTCTGTAATAACCAGTTCCTTAGCTGGCTGCCCGTTGTCACGGGCGTAGTCTATCAGTGACACTATCTGCTCCAGTACTGGCTCAGGGTCTTCACTCACCGAAACCTCCCCCTACAATGTAGTCAAGAATCCACTGCTTAGAGGCTTCTTGAGCGTCATACAGTGTATCCTCAATCTTAACCGTATCAACAACAGGATGTGTCCACTCATGCCTGAGAGAGGTAATAGTCCTAGGGTACAGCATAAGCCATACCCAGTCTCCTACGTTGAGATACTCCTCATCAATGAAGGGGTCTAATATGCCGATAGTCTGTGATACAGAAGTATCAGCCTTACCCTCACTGTTAATGCCTACGTGTGTCCCAGGTTTAGAGTCGTGCTGAAGCTGTATAGGCATACAAGCTACATGTACAGCATCTCTGGCCTGGTTAGAGTCTATCTTAGTGCCGAGAGTTTTTAGTGCGTCATCCATTTCAATCCCCTTTAACAGCTAGCATCTTCATACATCTCCTTGAACTTATCAGCTTTTGCAATGTCTTGTTGCATGTCATCTTTGTTACCCGCCCTTAGTCGGTACTTCAATAAACTCCCCAAACAGTAGGACTGATAGGGTGTGATCGTATCACCTAGACTATCTAATACATACATGATAATCTCCTTAGCCTCAATACCGGGGACTACCTCGTAGTGACTAGGTGAGTCTACGTTCTTAGGGTTAAAGTACTTCTTACTGATCAATCTATCCTGTACCTCCCCGTAAGTAAGCTCAAGATCCAGCTTGTTCTTGTCATCCCATACGTCCATTTCTTTCTCCTCTTTCATTGCTTTCTCCTCTCTATCCTTATCTTGATTAGACTCCGCAAACGCCGCCAGCGCATACAGACTCTGAGTTTTCTTCGTAGACCATTCCTTTGTGTCGCTTTGCTTCTTTGTAAGAGCAGACGGTAAGTGGTTGACCTCCTCGTGCTCCGTCTGGGTATACGGTGAATCCCCGTAACCTCGGTGCGTATTTTGCAAGCGTCTCCGCAAATCCTTGTACCATAGACTCATTGTTTAACTCCGTGCCCCATGCAGGCATATTGATTGTAGATGATATAGCCATATCGACATAATCTTGAACATCAGCTTGGAACTTCAGCCTACGCTCATAGTCATTGACCAGTGACAGACTAGTCTCAATCTTGTTAGGATCGAGTTTATAATTAGTTATAAGTTCCTCCGCTGTACTGTCTACAACATATTCATATCGCCACTTGTCACCACCCACAAGATACCTACGCTTATACGCCACAGCAAATAGAGGCTCAATACCAGTAGTAGTACCCGCCAAGATTCCAATCGTTCCGGTAGGTGCAATTGCACGATAAGCAATAGGCCGACTAATACCAAGGCGGTCACACAAACTATTAGCGGCACGTTCACTCTCCTCTCTGTATACTTCCATCCATTGGCGGAGTTCTTTGTTCATTCCGTACTCGTAGCCACGCTTCAGTAGCCACTCATGGATTCCCATCAGGCCTAGCCCTAGTCGTCTGTTCTTCTTACGGATTTCTCGGATCTTGTCGTAAGGTAGGTCTGCTGTAAGTGTCCCGCAAACAAGAAAACCAGCACCAACCCGAACCACTGAGCGGAACTCATCGAGAGTTTCAATGGCACCCATATTAACGCTACCCAAGTTACATACATCGCTATCGTCAGCACTAGTAACTTCAGTGCAAGCGTTGCGTAATGTCTCATTCTCTTTATCTCCAAAGTTAAAGCTGAAGCCCGGCTCACCAGTCTGCATGGCATTACGACAGTTATCTATAAAGATCTGTGGTAGATGCCCTTGACTGATATGATCGAGGAAAGCATTGTCATAGTTCAGTGAGATATTAGTCATATCCATAGGGGCATGGGCATTGAAGTCAAAGTTCTTGGAGTCATGATACGTGACACCTTCAGCAATCTCCTGAGTCTTCCAGTCCTTCATTTTAAGGAAGTCGTGGGCATCTCCATGTCTCCAGTTAAGGCTAGCGTAAATAGCTGATCTTCGGGAACCGCCTTGCATAACATTCCTTCCGACTTCGTTAACGGAACACATAAGAGGGATTGGCCCTGAAGCTGTTCCTCCGGTTCTACCAAGTGGAGCACCGTTAGGACGAAACACGCTATAATCAATCCCAATACCGCCCCCAGACATAAGGCAATCAGACGCTCTGTTAAGTAACCTACCCCATTCTTCACGGGTATCCTCCTCTCCTTTCAACAGGTAGCAGTTGTTATAGAACTTAGCTTCACGACCAGCGTAGTAGGTATACCGACCTCCAGACATAAATTTGAAGTCCTTCATGTATGCCTTCAGTGTTGCACGAGAGTCATCATCAAAGATATTCTCGGTTACATCATCGACAATCAGCTCACACTTCTCAGCCCATGTTTGTTCAGGATGATTGGCATACTTGTGCTTAAAGATCCGTTCACCAAATTCATTCTTAAATTCACTGCTCATCTTTTATCCTCTTTATGCCAAAAGAAATTTATCAATAAAATACAATATCTGGAGATCAACTACCCCAGCACTTATGCACCAAGGTGTGTAATCAACATCAATTATCCTATGACGCATCATTGCATATACTGCTACAACACTGAGCATCTTCTACCTCCTTCAGTAGAGCTTCGTCTACTTGTGCTTTGAAAGACTCAGGCCATTTGAAGTCACTACCTCGGGCAATGCGTAGCAACTCCTCGTACCGCTTGTTCTTGGCTTGTAGTTCAGCAATCTGCTTTCGGCAGTCTTTGATAATTGTCGTCTGCATCTTACTCATAATCCACCTCCAGTGCTGCCAAGCATTGCTTTGCATTGACTGAGTGAATCCACTGTCCTCGGGTAGTTGTTAGCGCCTCCCGCAGTGCCTGTAGCTCGGCTTCCAGCTCAGCGATGCGCCGTTTCTGCCTGTTGTAATACACGGGGCAGTTCACCGCATGGGCCGAATTAGTGCCACAAGTGCAAACGTCCATCACTCTACCTCCTTCAGTGCTGCTTTGAGTGTCAGCGCCTTGTGCCAATCCATCCTGTCCTCCAGCACCGCCCTAGCCGCCTCACGCAGCATCTTGTTCTCTGCCTCCAGTTCAGCGATGCGCCGTTTAGCCACCCTATGCTCTCGGCTAATGTGAGGGTGCGCTATACAGGTTATCTCAGGGTCTTTAATACAAGTACACTGCTCACTCATCTTCCGCCTCCTCTCCGTAGTACTGATCCCATTGCTCTTTAGTAGCGTATAGCTTTATGACCTTTTTAAGGATCTTAGCGTCTTTTATATCGTAAGTCCAATCAGAGTTTACTATATCTTGATGCCACTCCATCAGGTCTTGTGTCATCATCTTGTGTATGTCGTCTAAGTTCAGGTCTATTTCATACTTCATAAGTCACCTATAATTAGTTATACTTGTTACGCAAGTAATCCAAAGACACAGGCATCTCATCGAAATGCCCATCACTTACCTCGTTAAGCATCCATAGCCCTCTCCAACTCTCGTTGGTCTGGGGGTTAAGGTAGCCCTCATCGTGCTGATAGAAGATACCAGCGAACAACCCTGTCATGCTAGTACCATCTGCTCTCTTGGCGTAGGCTATGTCACGGTCTTGAACGTGTCCCATCACACAGGACATATGCTTTTTATTGAGCATGAGCCTTGCGCTACTGACAGGGCGGCCCATAACACCGCTAGTGAAGTAGTGACTATAAGCGACTCCATCAATAACTTCCACTTCCAAGAAAGGAACGACCTCCCAACCATGCTGTTCAAGATTGAAGTGATGGTAACCAATAAGATCAGCAAGCTGAATATTATCATTAATAGCCCTCTCTATACGTTCTTCGTGATTACCCATGATGAACACCAAGCGAGGGTTCCATACCTGCTTTTTGTTCTTACGCTGGCGCTTCTGTTCCTTACGAATAGGAGCCATGAACTTGTCCATAGCATCGTTACCAGCCTGTATATCATCAAGGTAGCGCCTGCCTTCCATAGAGCCTTTGCCTTTGTCGTAGCTTGACAGACTGCCTAGGTTCCAGTGATCGCCTAGATGAATAATAACATCAGGCTTATGACGTACTGCGTACTTGCCAGCCCATGTAAGGTGACCGTCAGGTCTACCGGGGTCACACTGCGTATCTGGGATTATTAGATGTTTCATAGTTCTACCACCTTGTATGCATTCTTGCACATCTTAGTAAAGATTTTGTCCGATACTTCCTTGTACCGGGCCTTGTCCTTGTACTTGAAATCAACGTGCCTATACACTACGTCAATCTTACGGGGGCTATAATGAATTATAGATCCTTTAGGTGTACGCTCAGTAATAGTATGCATTATCGTTTACTCCTTGGCTTTTTTAGCTTGGGTGATTTCTTTAAGGTCTTCTTCGTAGTCTGAGAAGAGCTGGTTGATTTCCTTCTGGAAGGTCGCCTCTTCTTCGGGACTCCATGTTTTGGGTGCAGCGGATTCCCCCCGAAATCCTGCTCCCAATAACGCATCAAGTTCTTTAGAAAGGTTATAGGACAATCGCCTTTGCTTCTCTGACCAGCCCATGAGAGTATTCTCCCTTCGGCACCGTTGCAAGACCTGTGCAGGACATGTCGAACATTGCCTGTCGCATGGCAATGGTCTAGTGTCGCTTCGTGTTTCTCGATCTTTGTTAGACATAGTGGGCATATCCCCCCTTGTTTACGTAACTGTTCTTCACGGTATGCTTTGATTTC